AAAGGCCGCGGTGATCCTTTCGTGTATCACGACCCGCTCCACATACTGTGAAAAGCAATCGCCATCAAACTCCGTCAGCATCTTGCCCCGGCTGCAAAAGCGTATGAGATTCGCCAACTTTTCGGCCTTTTTCATCTCTCCGTTGACCGAGAACACCAGATGCTCTTTTTCTTCGGTCAATGCCTGCGCTTCCGTCAGCAGGTCATTGGATTCCTGTGTGAAGAGTGCCGGGTCAAGGTAACCTCGAGTCATCAGCGTGGTCAGTGTATTCTGCCGTTCCGCATTCTTCTCCAGCCGTTCATCCAGTTCGGACAATCGGCTGACGGCATCCTTCTGGCTAATGCTCCGCAGGGAAGAAAGCAGTGGCTGCAAGACTTCCTTGTGGGCGAATATCAGCTTGTTCATCATCGTAACGAATGCCATCTGCAGGGCATCTTCCCGGATGAACTTCTGGGAGCAGCTGTTTTTGTCCTTCAGATGCCCGGCGCAAGTCAGTGCCGGGTACTGAATGTGTGTGGAGTAGTTCATCCGGCGTTTGTATGCTGAACCGCACTCTCCGCAAAATACCTTTCCAGACATGGGGTATCGTGCCTGATACTTGGCATCGCCCTTGGTGATACCTTTCTCTTTTGCACGCTGTTCCACCAATGCCGCCACCGCCTCAAAATCCTCATGACTGACGATGGCATCATGGTGTCCTTCCATATAGAACTGATCCATCTCGCCGTAATTCGTGTGCCTGTTGAACCTCTCGTCCGTGTAGGTCTTCTGAAAAATGCAGTCTCCTGTGTATTTCTCGTTGGAAAGAATGCCCCGGACAGAAGTGGATGTCCATTTACCGCCCTTCTTGGTCGGCGCACCCAGTTCTATGAGTTCGGCTGCTATCGCATCTGAACCCTTGCCCGATAGCGTTTCGGAATAAATGAATCTGACCCACTTGGCCTGTTCTTCGTTGATCGCCCATTCGCCATCACCGATGTAATCATAACCGTATGGTGGGTATGCCAGCTTGAAAGTACCGTTCTCAAAACGGCGGCGGATGCTCCACTTGCTGTTTTCGGCAATGGAGACCGATTCGCTCTCGGCAAGGCTTGAGAGAATGGAAAGCATCAGTTCGCTCTCCATGGAACCCGTGTCCAGATCTTCCTTCTCAAAGTAGATGGGAATACCCAAGCCGAGCAGCTTTCGCACCAGTTCAAGGCAGTCGGTAGTATTACGGCAGAAACGGCTGATGGATTTTGTAATGACCCTGTCGATGCGACCGTCCTCACAGTCTGCAACCATCTGCATCAGTGCCGGCCGTTTGTCTTTCTTTGTACCTGTGATGCCTTGGTCGTAATACAATCCGGCATACTCCCAATCCAGGTGTGCCTTGATGTATCGCTCATAATGGTCTTTCTGTGTTTCAAGGCTCAGAAGCTGTTCATCCGAACCTGTGGAAACACGGCAGTAGGCTGCCACGCGGGTCTTTCTCACAGCATTCAAAAGTATTGCGTTTCCTTCAATTTTTGTTATCCGTTTCATAGTCTCACCTCTCTTTCGGGCAGGTCACATATTACCTTAGTGTCCGTGCTATAGCAACGTATTATCGGGATATAAATCGGCAAGATAGGGAGAAAATACACGGCGATTTTCAGCCATAATGCGGTCATATTCACCAGCAGAAATTAGCCCTTTTTCCAGCATTTTTCGTGTAATCTGCTCGGCTCTGATATAGTTATATTCATTCTGAAGCTGTTCGTTGGTCATTCTCTCTGAGGGAGATGACAGCAGCTGTTTAGGGGAAGTAATCTTTGTCACCTGCATAGTCTCGTCCTCCGTTCCGAGGGAACTTATCTATCCCTCTGTTACATTGGGGAAAAGAACAACCCCCATAAACGCAGAAAAAGCCCGCCGCAGAGGAATAAACCTCCACGACGGGCAAACGAGATATTCTGGTATGAAATTAAATACGGGCAGCGTAATCAAGAGCGATCCATCCCGCACCGGATTTCAGCCTGCCCCACCCCTTTGAAGAGCCGATGCCAGATTTCGTTTCTATAATGGTAAACACTCCTTTGCCGGTGCATTTGCTGACAGTGATATAGTTTGTTCCCGGCCCAGAGCGGATGTTCAGATCAGGAACGGACACCTGTACCTTGAAGGACACTTCGCCAGTATCACCGGCAGGACCTGTCCTGGATGTATAGACGGCATTCCCGCCAGCATCGAATACAGAGTACCCTGGATTCTTATCAGCACAGGCTTTTGCATTGGCGAGAATGTTATATGCGCCCTTTTGCGATTTGGAATCCGGCCATGTCCTACGGACTCGGTAAAGCTGTTTCTGTGTAGTGCTCATACCGCCGAGAGCCGCCGTGACCTTGGATGCCAGATCACCCATTCGGGCATACATCCAGTTGCCAGGGCAGCTCTTGTTCGCAAACCATCTATGGACGGTCAGCACCATCTCATCGGATGCAGGAATGTAGTTGAGCGTCTTGGTCTTATCGCCGAGCCAGAGCAGCTTGGTTTTGCCGTTGCGCTTGCAGATATCCACGCAGAGCTTGATGAGCGTCTGGTAGACGATGTCCTTGAACGCATACGGATCGGTGGTATCGGAGGCGCACTCAATGGTGACGGCTCTCTGGTCGTTGGCATTGGAGGAAGAGCACCAGGAGCGGTTCTTTTCCTCCACATACATACCGACCCGACCGTCTGTGCCGATACCGTAGTTAGAACTTGCCTGTCTGGAAGTTGGCAGAAAGATATTGCCCAGCGTTTCCACGCTGCACTGACCAACCACACAGTGAGGTGTGATGCGGTCAATGCTGTGGGTGCGCTGCCCGGAGTGGTTCGGGCTGAGTTTGGTGTAGGACACCAGGGAACTGTTTGTGTAAGCCATATTATTCATCCTCCTTTTCACTGCGGTCATGAAGCTGCTCCAGCACAGATTTCAGCTTCTGCGGGATGGGCAGTCCCAGGTATGCGGCGTTTTCCAACAGGGACACGCCCTCGTTCGATAGGTAGAAGAAAATGACGGCAGTACGCATCACCGAGCCGCTGCCGATGACGCGGGTGTCGAGAATATGCCCGATGCCGACCAGGGCGAAGATGAGCACCTTTTTGAAAATGCCCTTGAAACCGACTTCACTGGACAGCTTCTTATCCACCACAGCGCACATGATGCCGGTGATGTAGTCGATGACTACGAAAGCCAGAAGCGCGTAAAGCAAGCCGTCACATCCTCCCAAGAACCATCCCAGCCAACCGCCGATACCGGCGAATACCACCTGAATGGTCGTCCAGAATTCTTTCATGTTGTTTGTCCTCCTTTGAAAGTTAAATTTGTGTATGAAAAAAGGCACTCCGCAGAGCGCCTTGATTCCGAAAAAAATATTCTTTATGTTACTGTGGTCAGCGACACCGTGTGCCACGAGGACCATGTGCCGCCATAGTTTCCCCGAATATACATCCTTGAGCCGTTATAGACGGTGTATCGCTGTTGAATGAAGTAGCTCTCCGGCAGAAAGACCTCCAGCATACCGATTGTGGTGGTCGGAAAGTGCTTTTCCGTGGAAGCGGAATACGCAAAATAGTAGCCGGGAGTCTTTACATTGTTGAGGTCGGTGGTCGAGCCGTCCACTCTGCCCATTTTGCCGTGGACATTGACGCCGTTCATGTGAATATTGCCGTCCACATCCAGCGTGGCCTGCGGGTCCGGCGTGTTGATGCCGACTTTCTTTTTACGAAGCGCAATGAGCGGAGTCCCTTGCGGTACAGTAAAATACAGATCCAGACTGCTCAATGAATAGAGCTTGTCTTGGATCTGCAAATGGAAGTCGTAGGAGCTGTTGGCATCCAGACTGCACAGTTCCAAATTGGAGTAGCTGAAAGAGGTTCCGCTTTTTGTCGTGCCGGAATAGATGCTGGTGTAGCTGCCGTAACTGCTCTCACTGGTTTTCTTGTACCGATACCGCACATAAACCACGCTGTTTTTCTGCGTCCCGTCTACGGTCACAGCGGAAATAGAACCGCTGAATTTGAGCTGCATTTCCGCTTCAATGTCGTTGGTTCGTCGGAGCGTCACCGAGGACACCTTCGGCTTTGCGTATGGGATGACCGTAATAGTTTGGGAAACGCTGGCGGTATAACCGCGGGAGTCCGTGACCGTGAGCGTGACCGTTACGCTGCCGGACTTGGCGATTTTTCCGACTGTGATAGCAGACCCAGTTGAATTGGATGCGGATAAACCGTTGCAGGAAGCGGTATAGTTGGAAATGGACGCTCCGTTCTTCGCAGTCGCCGTTCCGGGGGTGACCTTGAGGGTTGAGTAGTCCTGTACGAACAGCTGATCGTTGCTCGTGAGGTTCTTTGTAGTCGTGTAGCTGTCGGCATAAGTGAATCCGCTTATGGTCGGAGCGGAATTGGTTGCCGTGGTCAGTACCGTGGCAGTCTTGCTTGAGGTGCTGCCGATCTGCGTAGACCCGCTGTAAGACGAAACCGCAAAGGTACCTATAAAGGACTTGATGGATGCCATAGCGTTCAACAGCGTTGTCCTCTGCGCCGATGTCAGCGTGACCGTGCGGTTCGCCGTGCCCTTCGACCAGGAAAGTCCGGAAATAGTCAGAATGGTCGTGCTGCCGTTTTTGAGTACCAGCGTATTGGTGTAGGAGGCTTCGTACACGGTCACATTGATGGTAATGGAAACCGTGGCATTGTCCGCCGTCACTGTGTTGACGCTGTTCACCACCGCACCGCCCAGCGTCTTGACCGTGGAGCTGCCGGAGGTGCCATAGACTTGGTTGTACTGCCGCCGTGCCCGCACCTTCACCGTGTAGTTTGTGTTCGGCGAAAGTGAGGACAATGTTACGCTGGCACTGGTGGATGCGGTCGTAGAAAAGGTCGTCCATGTGGAGCCGCCGTTGGTGCTGTACTGCCAGATATCCGCTGTTGCGGTGGAGTTTGCAGAGATTTTGAAGCCGTTTGCGGTAATAGCCGAAACAGAAAAGGTAACGGTAGGGGCA